AAGTTGTCGAGGGTTGCAATCAGCGGAGGAGTGTGGTATACTATAGGTGTACTTGCGAGTACAGTTAATTAACTAACGGAGATTATTCCATATGTCAAGTCAAGTTATTGAAGGAACAGTAAACTTTAGCAACGTAACACAGCACGACGTGTACCAAGGTCAGTCTACTGGTTCGTTTAGCATTACCATTACCATGTCAGAGGATGACGCTAGTGCCTTGTCTTCAAACGGTGTAAAGATCAAGGATTACGAAGGCAACAAGCAACGCAAGTTTAAGTCAAAGTACGATATTGCACTGTTTGATGCAGAGGGTAACAAGTACAGCGGAGAGGTTCCGTATAACTCCCGTGTGCGTCTGAAGTACAAGACGGGTCCAGCACACCCAGTACACGGTACACCTACGTATCTGGAAGCAGTCAAGGTTCTAGAGGAGGCTGATGCACCTGAAGGAATGGCTGACTTCTAATGGGTGATAAATTCTTATACCACGAGGAATGTCCAAAATGTGGTAGTAAGGATAACTTGGCGGTCTACTCTAACGGTGGCCGCCATTGTTTCTCCTCAGATTGTAACTATCACGTAAACGGTAACACAGGAGAGGAAACGGAAGTGGCAACATCAAGTAACTTATACATGGGTGGCGTAGTGTCTGCCATACCTGACAGGAGGCTGTCTGCGGGTACGTGTAAGCGTTACCAAGTGACAGTAGAGTACGCTCCTGATGGTACGATTGATACACACTACTACCCTTACTTTGACAAGGACACTGGTGAGGTAGTAGGCGCTAAGAAGCGTGTAGTAAAGACAAAGCAATTTAGTGCGTCAGGTAACCACAGTAACGTAGGCTTGTTCGGTCAGAAGCATTGCAGAGGCACAGGTAAGTACCTCGTGATAACTGAGGGCGAGTTAGACGCTATGTCTGTCTACGAGATGTTTGGACAGAAGTACGACGTGGTTTCCCTGCGGACAGGAGCGTCTAGTGCATCTAAAGAGATCAAGCAGAACCTAGAGTGGTTAGAGGGTTACGAGAACGTAATCATCTGCTTTGACCAAGACAAGGCTGGAGAGTTAGCGTTAGAGCAGGTCAAGGATCTCTTTAGCCCTAACAAGCTTAAGATATGTAAACTCCCCCTAAAGGACGCCAGTGAAATGCTCATGGCTAACAGGGTGCAAGAGTTTACACAGGCATTCTGGGACTCAGCAGTGTACAGACCTGACGGTATTGTAGCTGGGACTGAGACTTGGGATAAGCTAGTAGCCAAGCGCCAAGTGAAGAGCATACCTTACCCTTGGGACGGACTAAACGAAATAACAAGGGGGCACAGGCCGTATGAACTTGTCACTATCACCAGCGGCAGTGGTATGGGAAAGTCCCAGTTTATACGAGAACTTGAGTACGATCTACTGCAAAGAACTGAATCCAACATTGGTGTACTTGCACTGGAGGAGGACGTTGCAACAACAGCACTGGGAATCATGTCGGTGGCATCCTCTAGGCGACTACACTTGGAAGAAGATTCACCTGTCGATGACCTTAGACCGCACTGGGAAGCAACAATGGGGTCAGGTCGTTACTATCTTTTCGACCACTGGGGGTCAGCATCAGCGGACGAGTTACTATCACGAGTCAGGCACATGGCAAAGGCTTGCGACTGCCGGTACATCATCCTCGACCACTTATCAATCGTCGTTTCTTCTCAAGAAAACGGAGATGAACGGAAAGCCATTGACGAAATAATGACCAAGTTGCGGACACTGGTTGCTGAGACAGGAATCAGTTTGTTCCTAGTGTCACACCTACGTCGTAGCTCTGGTACTGCTCACGAGGACGGTGGACGTATCAGTCTACAGGACTTACGGGGTAGCCAGAGTATCGCCCAGTTGTCTGATATGGTCATAGGTATGGAGCGTGACCAGCAGAACCCAGATGAGGACATAAGGAACACAACTTGTGTACGTATCCTTAAGAATCGTTACTCTGGTGAAACTGGTCCTGCTTGCTGGTTACGTTACGATAAGCTTACAGGGCGCATCCACGAGTGCGCTAACCCTACACCACCGGAGACAGAGTTTTGAAAACTACAATGTATTCTGTTAGGGTAATATTCTCAGAGGATAAGTTAGATTTAGCAGTCGATAACTTTAATACTTATCCAGAGGCTTTAAGCTATCAGATTGAGTACGCGAAAAAACAAAGAGAAAACAAAAGTATTAGAACTGTTTATGTAAAAAAGATTAACTTAGATGATTGCACACATTTAGTTTACTGTTCTGAGTCAGCATCAACTTATTTTATGGGAACAAAACAAGAGTGCGAGTTGTATCAACTTAACCACGACTTAGATCAGTACAGCTTAAGAGTAGAGGTTGCATAATTTTGAACCTAGTCTTCTGTGACATTGAAACTGATGGGCTAAACCCTAGCGTTATCTGGTGTGCTGTCTGTCTACACAACGGAGAGAGCGAGGTAATATGTAATGAGCAAGATTTCAAACAGTATGTATCGCGTAAAGCGCCGGTTACGTTCGTATTCCACAACGGAATTGGCTTTGATGTTCCTGTGGTCGAGCGTCTTTGGTCTTTTACTTTTGACAGGAGCATGGTCACTGACACTCTAGTACTGTCTAGATTAGCAGAGCCTAGTAGGTCTGGTGGTCACTCGTTGCGGAACTGGGGAAACATCCTAGGCTACGCTAAGGGCGACCACGAGGATTGGTCACAGTTGACACCTGAGATGATTGACTACTGCATCAGGGACACTGAGGTTACACAGGAAGTGTACAAGCGACTCATGGTTGAACTGTCGGACTTCTCGCAACAGTGCATTGATCTAGAACACGAGGTACAGTGGATCATACAGGAGCAGGTGAACAACGGGTGGCTACTAGATCAGCGTTTGTGTCACACGTTGTGCGCTAGGTTCAAGGAGAGTATGTATGCTATTGAGGATGAACTCCAGAAAGTGTTCCCGCCTATTGTCGAGGAAAGGATCTCAGACAAGACAGGCAAGCGCCTTAAGGATAAAGTCACGATCTTCAATCCCGGTTCACGGCAACAGGTGGCAGAAAGACTTGAGGCTAAGGGTGCAGTATGGTCGGAACTCACTCCCAGCGGTAGGCCGCAAGTGGACGAAAAGACACTTGAGGAGAACAAACACGTACCGGAGGCTGTTCAGGTCTTAGAGTACCTCTTGTTACAGAAGCGTTACGCACAGGTATCGTCATGGTTAGAACACGTACAGGATGACGGCAGGGTACACGGCAGGGTCACAACAAACGGAGCAGTCACAGGACGTATGACGCACCAGACCCCTAACATGGCACAGGTGCCTTCAGTTAACTCTCAGTACGGTAAGGAGTGTAGAGACTGCTGGATAGTACCTGAGGATCGAAAGCTGGTAGGTGTTGATGCCAGTGGACTAGAGTTACGTATGTTAGCTCACTACATGGACGATGAGGATTTTACTAGTGTCTTACTTAGAGAAGATATTCACACCAGAAATCAAGTTGCTGCGGGACTTGCAACAAGACCTCAGGCAAAGACTTTCATCTACGCTTTCCTCTACGGAGCAGGTGACGCAAAGATTGGAAGCATCGTCGGAGGAACTGCAAGAGATGGCAGTGAGCTTAGGGGGCGCTTTCTACGAAATACACCTGCTCTTGAAACTCTACGAGAACGAGTTGGACAAGCGTCTAGGAAAGGCTTCCTCGTCGGGATCGACGGACGTAAGCTCTGGGTCAGATCAGAACATAGTGCACTAAACACATTGCTACAGGCCGCTGGTGCTATCATTATGAAGAGGGCTTTGGTTCTCCTAGATGACTACGCAACTCAGCACAAGATTGACTACAGATTCGTAGGGAACGTACACGATGAAATACAAACGGAGGTTGTCACAGAACAAGCAGAGAAGTTTGGTTGGCTCGCAGTTGAGTGTATCAAGGCGTCGGGTCTATCATTCGACCTCAGGTGCCCACTCGACGGAGAGTATAAAGTTGGATCAACTTGGTCGGACACACACTGAGGAGATAGGGATGATTTACGAGAAAGTATCTGGAAAGTATTACAAAGATAACCCCTTAACTAAAAAGCAGGCAAATGACGGTCAGATGTACGTTAACGGGAAGTATATCAGTATTTCGCACCCCCTACACAAACCCGGACGCTACAAGACGTTTACAGATGCAGCTTTTGACAGTCTAGCGAAGTACGAAATGAGCAAAGAAGGACAGGTGTACATCATTACTAACCCTAACTTCCCTGAGTGGATTAAAGTAGGCATGGCGATAGACTCAGAAGACAGACTCAACGGTTACCAAACGTCTTCACCCTTTCGCGATTACTCTTTGTTCACAAGCTGGTCTGTGTCTGATCGACGATCTGCTGAGTCAGAGGCCCACTCTCTACTGGAGAAATCTTTTGACCGCAGAGGCGAGTGGTTCAAGTGCACACCAGAGCAGGCACAAGACGCTGTGGCTGAACTCATGGAGAACCATGAATGAACAAAATATACTCGCTGGTAGAGGACATATACAAAGTAGTCGCTACCAAAGAAGTACCAGAGGACGTGGACCTGTACGAAGAGATAGACCGCTTTGGTGAGAACTGTAAGAAACTCATGTCAAACTTGTTTACAGAGAAGCGAGACGGTCGTAAGTTACGCATGTCTAACATTGGGCGTGATGATCGCTACCTCTGGAACGCTGTGAATAACTCTGACGTACAGGAGGATATGACTCCTAACACGTATGTCAAGTTTATGTACGGGCATCTGATTGAGGAGATGCTGCTGTTTCTCACTAGGCTCTCAGGACACGAGGTGACAGATGAACAAAAGCAGTGTGAAGTTGCAGGTATCAAAGGCTCTATGGACTGCAAAATTGATGGTGTTGTCACTGATGTTAAAAGCACTTCCACTTTTGGGTTTAAAAAATTCAAAGACGGAAGTCTCGCTTTTGATGACCCGTTTGGGTACGTTGCTCAAATTAAGGGCTATGCACATTCAGAGGGAGAAACCAAGTTTGGTTGGTTAGCTATGGACAAACAGAACGGACATCTAACTTATCTAATGTACGACTCTGATGACACACAGGCTCCTGTACACGCTAAGATTGGCTACGACATAGAGGAGCATATAGAACGCGTAAAAAAGCTAGTAGAGCAACCAGAGTGGCCAGAGGTGTGTCACGAGGTCGTTCCAGACGGAAAAAGTGGCAACCAAAAGTTAGCAGTGGGTTGCTCTTATTGCCAGTACAAGCGCGTATGTTGGTCAGGTCTGCGTACTTTCTTGTACTCAAGTGGTCCAAGGTATTTAACAGAGGTGGTCAATGAGCCGAAAGTCCAAGAAGTATCCTAATGAATTTAGATCAGGGTTTGAATATGACGTATCGAAGCAGCTACAACCATACGGCTTTAGCTATGAGCCGTTCCAAGTCCCGTACAGGATTGAACGTAAGTACACACCAGACTTTGTGTACGAGAGGAACGACCATCAGTACCTCATTGAGTGCAAAGGGTACTTCAGAGCGGGAGACACCCAGAAGTATCGCTCAGTCTCTAACTGCCTTGGAAGCAATCAAGAACTTATCTTCATACTTATGAAGCCTAACCAAAAAGTAAGCAAAAGTACTAAGAATACAATGGCTCAATGGTGTGACAAACACGAGATTCTATGGTATACTATAGACACACTAAAGGAATTAGTTGATTATGTCACTGACACTAGAAGAAATTAAGGAGAAGATTTTGCATTTGTATGACCCTGACGACCTACTAGAGGCGTTACAAATTTCATCTGAGGAAATACTAGATAGATTTGAGGACAAACTACTACGTAAGCTGGATCAGTTTACAGAGGAGTTAGAAGAGGAAGTCTACGATGCGTAACGAATGGACTTACTACACAAACTGCGAGATCCGTAGGCAGGTGTGTGAAGAGTCTGGAGTACCTCTTGAGGATTGTAGAAAGAAATTTAAGGAGTGTAAAGAAATGTCCATAGATGAAGCTAAGCCGCATGAGTGGGACAGAGTAGCTAAGAAGATGCACGACCCAGTAGCACAACCAGATCACTACAACAAGGGAGCCATAGAAGCAATTGAAGCTATCAAGGCATCTATGCACCCTCAGGAGTACAAAGGTTACCTCAAGGGTAACTGCCTGAAGTACCTCTGGCGCTACGAGTACAAGAATGGAAAAGAGGACCTTAAGAAAGCACAGGTCTACCTCAATTGGTTAGTGGAGGAGTTATCGTAATGAAAGTAGTTGAAGGTAACTTTGGCAAGGGTGGTACAGAAGAAGACTCTATTACAACCACAGAGTTTCTCACGGCCTTTGCAACCAAAGCCGCACTGATGGAAGAGGAGGACAGGAGTCCTAAAGTAGTAGTAGTAATGTACGAGGACGGGGAGATGTTTGAAGTAGCCTCTAACGAGCAGTACCCTGACGGTGTACACATGCTACTACAGTTAGCGTCACAAGCCATATTAAACGAGACACTAGGAGTAACAGAATAGATGGACGCATATCAACAATACATACACAAGTCACGCTACGCACGTTACCTACCAGAAGAACAACGACGTGAGACTTGGGAAGAGACAGTTAATCGTTATGTTAACTACTGGGTAGACAAAGCAGACCTAAATGACTTTGAAGTCTCTGATATCTTCAAGGCTATACATGATCTAGACGTTATGCCCAGCATGAGAGCGTTGATGACCGCAGGGGAAGCCTTAGACCGTGACAACGTAGCAGGGTTTAACTGTAGCTACCTACCCATTGACCACCCTAAGGCCTTTGATGAGATGATGTACGTACTCATGTGTGGCACAGGAGTGGGTTACTCAGTAGAACGCCAGTACGTATCTAAGTTGCCAGAGGTTGCAGAGGAGTTTCATGGAACAGACACAGTTATTAATGTTGACGATTCAAAGGTCGGATGGGCGAAATCGTTTAGGGAACTGGTATCACTGCTGTATTCAGGTCAAATTCCCCAGTGGGACGTTAGCAGAGTACGACCTGCGGGTTCCGCACTTAAAACTTTCGGAGGTCGTGCAAGTGGTCCAGAACCTCTCGTTGACCTCTTCAAGTTCACAGTCGAAATCTTTCAAGAAGCTGCTGGAAGAAAACTTACATCCATTGAATGCCACGATCTTTGCTGTAAGATAGCATCGTGTATTGTGGTCGGAGGAGTCAGACGTAGCGCCCTTATCTCACTCTCTAACTTAACTGACGATCGCTTACGTCGTGCTAAGACAGGACAGTGGTGGGTGGATAGTCCACACAGGGGTCTAGCTAACAACTCTGCTTGCTACACAGAGAAGCCTGACTTTGAGGCTTATCTTAATGAGTGGACTAGTTTGTACGAGTCACGCTCTGGTGAACGTGGTATGTTCTCTCGTGTCGCTAGTCAGAAACAAGCGGCTAAAAACGGTAGGCGTGACCCTGACCACGAGTTTGGAACTAACCCATGTTCTGAGATCATCCTCAGGCCTAACCAGTTCTGCAACCTGTCAGAAGTCGTAGTAAGACCTCAGGACACCTTAGCCACCTTGAAGCACAAGGTACGCATTGCGGCTATCCTAGGTACGCTACAGGCTACGCTAACTGACTTTAGGTACTTACGTAAGATATGGAAGACTAACACTGAGGAAGAGGCGTTACTAGGGGTGTCACTGACAGGCATCATGGACCATCCACTACTATCAGGCCGAGGTGACAATGCAAAGCTTAAGAAGTGGCTCACAGAGATGCGAGAGGAATCAATTGAGACTAACAAGCGGTGGGCTGAGAGACTTAACATTAGTCCCTCTACAGCAATTACTGCGATTAAGCCTAGCGGTACTGTTAGTCAGTTGGTCGATAGTGCTAGTGGGTGCCATCCTCGTTTTAGCCCACAGTATATTCGACGGGTTCGTGCAGACGCTCGTGACCCTCTCTGTGTGGTCTTAGAGGCCGCTGGTGTGCCTGTGGAGGACGATGTGATGAACCCTAGTACCAAGGTGTTCAGCTTCCCTATCGCCTCACCAGAGGGCGCTGTGACAGCCTCAGACATGGGTGCAATAGAGCAACTAGAGTTGTGGGAGATGTATCAGGACTACTGGTGTGAACACAAGCCGTCTATGACTTGCTACTATCGTGACCACGAGTTTCTAGAGGTAGGCCAGTGGTTATACAACAAGTTTGACAAGGTATCAGGGATCTCTTTCCTGCCTTACTCAGACCATACGTACCAACAGGCACCTTATGAGCCGGTAGACAAGGCTACCCTCAAGTCACTCAAGAAGGACTTCCCTACTGAAATCAACTGGGACATCAATGAGGAGTCTGATATGACTGAAGGTAGCCAGCAGTTAGCTTGCACAGGTAACAACTGTGAAATCTAAGACATAAAGAAGATAGAGTAACCTCTGTCGTTACCACCTACGTCCTCTGGCTTCTCTTTAGGGTCATGGGACGTGGGTATTCCCTCCTTCTGCATCTTCTTGATGCGTTCCTTAGACTTCTGACACATACTGTGGTAGTCCAAAGATGTGTAGCTTACTGTGTGTTTATCGTCATTCATTATTGTCCTCCCGTCATCATACCCGTCCTGCCAATACTTCTAGCAAGAATGTCTGCTGTTCGTCCTGTGGCGTCTGCTTGTAAAAACCTTTGAGTAGCCATTTGTGGGCCTGTTTGTCCTGCAACAATTCTCTGCGCCGCTGGTGTAGCCATTGCTTTTCCTAAAGCACCGCCCGTAGCTAAAGAAGCCGCTTGAAATCCTGTACCAACTGTTGCCCCCAAAATACCAGTGGCGGCTAAAGTATGGAACCAGCTAGGATTCTGAGGGCTTCTCAGTTGTTTTAGCTCATCTAACTGAGATCCAAGCTGCTTTATTTCAGCTTCCTTTGCATTTTTCAGTGTTGTCTGTCTAGCAATATCTTCTGCAAACTGTGGATTATTTCTTAATTTAGCTTTTTTAGATGCAATGTCTGCGTCAATGTTTTTAAGTTGTGTTTGAAGTTTATTTGAGTGTTCTTGAATCGTTTTTTCAACTAGATTTGCTCTAGCTTTAGCTAAATTTGCTGCTCTTTTTGCTATAGATTTTTCTGCCGTTTTTAGGTTTGTTTCTAAAACGTGAGCCTGCTTTACTAAAGGCCCTGTACCATAGCGTTTGTCTAGGTTGTTGTTAGATGAAGCCGCGTTAATCCAATCGCTTTCGTCAAACACCCCACGCTTAGTAGGATCTTTTCTAGTATTTTCAACAGCATCCCTTAAAATTACAGTGCTTTTCCAGTTTCCTGCTTCTTTTTCAAACGCTTTCTTCTGGCTTGTAGTAAGTTGCTTTTTAATTATATCGTCAATTTTGCCTTGAGCCATATAATAGGCTTTTCGCATTTGGGGATCTCCAGCATTAGAAGCTATAGTTCCTAATCTACTGCGTATAGTAGAAAGAATATCACCATCTATCCTGCTGCTGGCGTCTTTAAAAGAGTTTACACTGTTTATAGCACTCATTACGTTTGTCTTAAACGCCCCCATATCAGGAAGCAAAACTTTAAATACTGGGTCGTTAGAAATACCTTTAGCTAAGTCTGCTTCAAACTCATTTTTTAAAACCCTAATTTTTTTACCCTTAATCATAGAATAACCTTTGTCACTCCATAAATTGTCTAATGCTCGCACACGCTGACCAACATCTTCAATGGATAAGACTTTTTGTATGTCATCAATAGAAGCTTTAGCAGGCATTGCACTAGAAAAGGCTTGATTTCTGAAGTCAAAGCGTCTAGCATTTAACAACTTACTTACTGTAGATGTTGCTTTTCCTGCTATTTCAGTTGCTTTTCCACTCTTTAACAGTTTTAGCTTTTCTTGTAGCGGTAAAATTGTGTCCGCAGATTCTTTGTTTTTAGCATCTTTTAATCTTTTAGCATCTGCTTTAAAAGCGGCTGACGCATCACTCATAGCATCTTTTTGTTCTTGGATTTTAACTTTAAGGTTTTCATCCATTTTTTTAGACATGACTTTTTGAGCATCTAAAAACTTTTCAGCTTTTCCTACTATCTTTTCTTCTTGGCCTCTTACAATACCCTTTCCTCCAAAAGACGGGGCAACAATGTCTCTGTAAAACGTGTGCACAGCACCCTCAATACCGTCTGGTTTACTGGCGGCAAGCGTAATAGGCACAAAGTCACCTGCGTCGTCTATTAAGTCGCCTTCAACGTTTCTACGTGTAAAGGCGCTAACACCTCTACCAGCGACATTCATTCCACCCCGCAAAACACCGTAACCTACTAGACCAGCACCAGCGCCTTGAGCAGCACCCTCAAGCCTCTCGCCTTCTTTAGACTCTCCAGCACCGTATATTGCGCCTTCAGCGGCGACTCTGCCTCCGGTTGACGCAGCCCGTGTTGCCTGTGCTGCTCTACCAACCATCCCCGCTCTTGCCGCTATGTTTACGCCGGGAATAAAGTTTACAGGAGATGCCACAGACCCAGCAATATCTGCTGTCATGTACGCTCCCGGCTGTCTTTGTTTAAATTCTGATTGCCTTTGATCGTACTCTGTCCTTAATCTTTTGTAAATATCTTCAGAACTTTCGTCTGAATACAAGGACTCGCTTTGAGACTGTACCCATAATTGCATATCGTCGCCCCAGCCTAAAGCCATGCTGGAGAAAAAACGTTCGGAAGCAGCGAGAGAGTCCTCAGATGACCAAGCAGTTTTTTCTACTTTGAGTTGTTCTATTGTTTTAGAGTCAGTTTGTCTAGCGTTTTCTAATTCTTGCAAAATCCTTTGTTTTTCTTCTTCAGTTATTGAAGAAGCAGGATCTCCGCTAGAAACATCACCTACGTTTTGATTTTGTCTTCGCAATGAATTTAAAATTAAATCAGACATTTTAACCTCAGTTAAAAGTTATTTTGTTTTTTTCAACAAAGTCGTCATATCTTTGTTGTTCGGATTGTGCGTTTTCTAACAAATCTAAATAACCTATTTTGTCTTGTGATCTGACAAACTCAATTAGTTCCTTTGCTGCTACTGTGTTTCCATTGCTATCTAATTGTGCTGCCTGTTGAAGCTGCGCGTCTAATACAGCGACTTCTTCTGAATTATCTTGGCGCAAAGCATCAACGCTTTTATTATAACCGTCTAAACTAACTTTTCTTTCGTAACCAAATGCCAAGGCGTCTCCAGTTTGCTCAATCCACCTGAGTTTACCGTCCATGTATTCTTTTTCAGCATCAGCTATTTTTTTCATGCCTCTAATATAGGCAATTCTGTCTTCAGCGTTTAGATTTTTAGGATCAACACTAGAGTCTAAAGCTAACTTAACATCTCTATCAGAAGCTGGTCCTCTTGGTAGAAGGGCTATAGCACTTTTCATACGAACTTCGTTTAAACGAGAACGGTGAACAGTTATTGCGTCACCTAAACCAGCAACATCAGCAATAACAAAATCTCTAGCCATTCCTAGAAAACCACCAACCTGACCCTCTTCTCCTGCAATTTCTATTGTGTCATTTAAGAGATTAGAATATTTTATAGCCTCTGCTCCAGACTCTCTTTGCGCTGTTACAGTTTCTGTGTAAGCCTCTATTTCTGGGTTTTTCCAATCATTTCTTCCACGAGGAGCGTCAACGTCTTCTCCTGCCACTTTTCCAATTTCTCTTCTGCTTAAAAATACGCCTTTTGCGTCAAAAAAATCAACAACGCTTGTGTTTACGCCATTAATTACAACGTCTTTTTCTACTTTGTATCCTTTAGTCTCGCTTCCTTCTTTTTCTTTTTCAACAGAACCTTCAAGAATTTCTAAGGCTCTTTCCGCACTAACCCCGTATCCTTTTGCTATTTCTAAATAAGCTTGCCGCTTCTTGTTACTTCGTGAAATATCTTCGTCTGGAGAAGATTGCATCATACGTGACATATTAAAAAGAGCCAGTTCTCCTTTTTCGCTTGACGCCTCTTTAGCCCTAGTAGCAGCATCTTGAAACAACTCAGCCGCTTCTTTGTTACCACCTGCGGCGTACTTCTGAGACATAGCCGTTAGTTGTGCAGGGTCATTAGCGTACTGCTGTAGTAACTTCTGTACTTCAGCCTGAGATTTCACACGGCTCTCCTCAGCCATCATCATTCCCGGCAACGCCCCTACTCCTTCAGCAGCATCGCCAAGCCTTTTAGAGTAACTAGGGTTAAGGAGTCCTTGTATAAATGTATCTGAAAACTTAGCCATTATTACGCTCCTGTTACGCCTTTCACTAAACCACCAATGAGTCCTGTACCTACGTCACCTAACAGATTAGCTCTAGCTTGTTCTGCGGCCAAACGTGCTTGGACACCACTCATCATGCCTTCACTGTAGTTACCTACTCCGTACTGTTGTGCTTGTTGTTGTAACTGCGGGAACAAAGAAGTAGCATTAATTTGATTAAGCATTTGTGCTTGTGGTAAATACGCACCTGTCAACAGTGCCATATTAAGAGCCTGTTGTTGTTGCTCAAGGTCTGTTGCTGCGCCGTAGGCTTGTTGACCAAAGACTAACGAATCATAAGCACGACGCTGTTGTGCATCTCTCATAGCGCCTTCAGCCGTTGCTAAGTCACTACCTAAGCCAGCAAACTGAGAACCTAATGCTGCTTGTTGTTGTTGCTCTGCTTGTGCTTGTTGCATAGCCATCAAGGATGCTTGGTTCTGAGCTTCTGCTTGTGCCTTAGACAAAGCAAACTGCTCTTGCGTACCACCATACATATTGGTTTGAACACCTAAACGACCCTGATTAAACAAACGCTCCTCAAGAGCTAACTGCTGACGTTGCTCTTCAGGTGCCTGCATAGCCCTCATACGGTTGTAAACATCAGTCTCTCTGGCACCTACTCCTTGACCCGCTTGACCCATAAACATACCGCCTAAGTCTGAGGCACCTTGAGCTAACAACTGTTGATTAAGAATACCGTAGGGGTCTTGTCTAAGCTGTGTTTGACCACGTGTTAAAGCTAATCCTGCCCCTGTTCTAGTGTCAGCGGCTCCCATAGGACCCCTCATAGAACTAACACCAGCCCTACGTAGCATTTCGTTCTGAAAGGCTTGCTCTTCTGTCGATAGCGTTGTTTGAGCACCTAAACTAGTAACTACTCCAGTAGCAGGATCTATTGTAGGAGTTAAACCAAATGAAGAACCTGTGCTAGAAGTAAGAGTATAAGGTCTAAATTGAGATAGCCCTAGACCTTCTTGAGCAATCTGTGCTGCTCCGGGTATTGGCGTTCCATCTGATAATTCTCCTCCAAGATAAGACTGCTCTCCAATAGTTGCTAGTCTATCGTAAGCCTCTTTTGTAAGAAGACCACCAGCCGCACCTGCACCTAAGCCTAAAAAAGCACCTACTGCGCTGTCACCAGAAAAAAGATTTTTAATAGTATTAATCATATTGTTTTACCTACTAGTGCTAATACGTTCATTTCCTGTATAGACAAAGCAAAGCCGTTAATGTCTGTCTCAAGGCCCACGTTAATTACAGATCCATACCCTGTGGTGTTTAGTGAGTTCCTGCTTATAGTAATTCCTTCAGCAGAATAGTCAGATTCACTATATTCAGACTGACCGTAAAAAGCAGGAGTATCACTGCTTGTCCTAAAAGTACTAGAACTGGTATCTGTTGAAAAGTCATAAGACCATTTGAGGAAAATGTCTGAGTTGTTTCCTCCAATCAAAGTAGGTCTAATCTTCTTTAACATCTTAATTTTAGCTGAATCACCAAACGTAAGGCCCGGACTAAAGTACCTAAAGCGGTAAGGTTGTCCGTTGTCTTTATAGTTGTCGTACTTACCTAAGCCGTCTACACACCCTATGTATATGTCACCGTTCCTGTCTCTTTGAAACGACTTAAAGTCTACACTGGGCCAACGAGTAACTCTGTACGCTCCGTTTTCTAGCGTTGCTCTTATGTCAAAGCAGTACACTAGGTTAAGATCAGCAAAACACAAAAGATAAAAGTAGTTCTCAGGGCTGTACACAGTGCTAACAGGTGTAGCAGTAGCCAGTGTATTAGCAATTAACTCTTGTTTTATGTTTCTGCTTAAGTCAGTAATAGGTAAAGATTTTTCTTGTATTGTTCTACCTAGTCCTCTTAGACCTGTAGGAGTTAAAAACAAAATATCTGTTCCTATGTCTTGTACACTGTTTCTGTCTACACAACCTACACCAGCAATGGTGTCATTAATAGCCATAGATGCAGGACTGTCTGCTCCACTGTAAACAATTATATTATTCTCACCAAAAACAATAAGAAAGTTATTGTGTGCGGCAAGAGCTACAACTTTATCAAACCCATTAGGCCATGCCTTAGCTACATCTATAGATCCGCTAGAGCCACTACTAAAGTTGTGTCCTACTAACAAGTCAGACCAATAAATAATACTATCATTAGTCGCATTACCTACAACAAACAACCTACCATAAGCAGCAAGAACTTCATTAGAATACTGACTAGCTGTTACATGAGCGCCAGATACACTAGACATTTTAGTTACTGCCCCTAGTGAGTGGCTATAGACTAAAGGTTCATAACCGCGTTGAAAGAAGTAAGCATGATCGTTAAAGTTTACAATCTTCCAATCGTTAGCTGCAATTGTATACGATCCCGGTGTAGCATCTACTAATGTCGTAGTGCCTGTCATAATCTTATTGTTACCCGTGCTAAAGATTACTTCGTTACCTGCACTGTCGTAAAACTCATGTATCTTATGTAGGTAGTCTGTACCTAGTACCGTTTTGTCTGTAGTTAAAACAGTGTTACCTTTTCGTGACGCAAGACGACCACGCCTGTCAATGATAGCGTTATCAGCAACTTCTGCAAAAGCAGTGTCCTGTGCTATAGGAGAGTCTTCAGTATTGATCCCCATAAAAGCAGGAGCAACTAAGTTAATACTCTGTAGTGGCTGGGCCATACTTACTCCTACGGTGTGTACCAGATGGTTTCGTCAGGGTGCTTCTGTGCATCCATAGCGATTGCATCTGATAGATATTTGTCAGCCATAGCAAAGTACTCAGGGGTAGATGTACCGCCTGTCTCGCCACGTTCACGAGCTAACAGAGCTACTGCCATGTGAATAACAGGCTGACTAGGAATAGCAAGAGTATCTGCATCAACAGACAAAGGAACATTTCTAATTACCATCTTAGTTTTAATAGAGTAAACATCATCAGGTTTAGGATATACATCAATCTGTGAATCACCGTTAGCATCTACACTGTTGTAAGTGTAAAAAGAAGGTGTGCCAGATGCGGGTGTTCCTATCAGATACTTTTCGTCAATCCAAGACTGAGGACGATACTCCATTATTATATTAGATGTATCGTTAACCATAGTCAGTACTTTACCGTAGTCCTGTGAACCTGTAAGAGAATACGTGTAGTCATCTGCCGCAGTAGTAATCGTAACAGTAGTTCTAAGCTGTGACCAATCCCAAGCGTTTTCTATTATTGTCTTAGAGTCATTAATATAGTCACCAACCATAGTGCTATAGGTATTAGCAAACACAGTAGTTACTTGGTCTTCCCGTAAACGCCTAAGCACATTGTTTACTAAATTTAAGTATGTCATATCAAATCCTTAAACAAACTATTAGTTAAAAACCCTCTTAACATTTTAACGTAGTCTACGCTTTGTTGCTTTTCAATAGGGTCTTTTGCTTGAAAAGGAGTGTACTCAAAACTGCTGTTTACGGTTCCGGGGCCAGAAGCACCAAAATTACTACCGGGGCCAAAAGAAGTTGAAGAAGTTGAAGAAGTTGTTGGTACACTTTGCATACAAGAAATATGATTACGGTTAATGTTAGAATACATTTTACCGCCTACTCTATAGTAAACATGCAAGTCATTGCCTTGACATTCTTCAGCAATTGTCCCATCGTTAGTGTTATTAGGTGTTGCACCGTTAGTAGACCCTGTTAATGACGTGTCTGGTGTGTTTGATACTCCCTCACAATTAACATTATTTTCTAATTTTTCTATTGTTCCGTCGCTCCAGTACACATTTAGAGTAGTATCAGCGCAAAAAGTTTTAAGAACTTTGGGTGGGACAAAATCAGGATCAGAGCCGTCTTTAGCCCCTTCGTCTACAGTAAAAACATTACCACTTAATCCAGTTTCAGTAGGTTGACTATCTGCCATTGGCACTAACATTGATTGCGCTGGTGCCTCTGTTTCTAACATTGATTGCGCTGGTGCTGGTGGTGGTGGGCCTATTGGATTAACAGTTCCAACTTGGTTAGGGTTAAGATCAGGGAAATTAGTTTCTGATAGGTATGATGCAGTGTCTTGAGCATCAGGAAACTGATCCATAAGAGAATCTACATCAACTTCTGGAATATATGGATTGTTGTTTTGAGAATCAGCAACCTGTTGACCGCTTCCAAACATACTGCCGCCCAAAGAACTATTAAGCCATGTATTATATTCAGTACCAGATGTGTAATGTGCCATTGGCCCTGTGTAAGTATAACCGAAACCGGGATAGTACGTATACTCATCTGGATGCGTTTCTGGACTAGTACTTGCTATGTAAGCATCAGCCGCTAAAGCCTGTTGACTAGGAACATAGGCAGGATCTCTATTGTCATACGCCATTATAATATATCCTTATTTCTTTTAGACATTAATCTACCTATTTGTTCGTTTAACTGTGTTGTGTAATCAACATAAGGAGTGCTTGAAACAACTAACTCAGGAGTCCTGTTCCAACTAAAATCAAAAGCAGCAGGGCTAAACATACCTGTACCTCCACCACCACCGCCGCCTCCACCACCACCACCACCGCCTCCACTACC